CATTGAGCTTATCGATTTCATATTGGCTACCATCAATCTCCAAAGATTGAAGAGTAAGACTGCGAATGAGTTCGTTAAGACGTTCTACAGAACTTGCCAATTTCTCGGCCGCTTGTTCTGCCTTCTTTGCCGCTGCCTCTTGTGCTTTGGCTGCCTTACCGGCTTCTTCATTAGCCTTATTGATAGCTTCATTATTAGTAAGACCGTTCTTAGCGTTCTCGATTTCCTGCTCCATCTTAGCTTGCTCTTCGTCGGCTTTCTTCTTCGCAGCATCTGCCGCTTCCTTAGCCTTGATTGCAGCGTCAATTTGAGCGCCCTCTTCTTTAGTTGCTAAACGATCGTTCTTAATGAGTCCGAAGAAAGCACTATCTTCAACCCAGTACCGTCCGTCTTTGTTTGCCATATAGGCTGCATTAGTACCTGGTGCATTTAAGTTCTTGTGAGCTCTAAGCCCATTCACATCAACACCTAGGTCAGTACCTTTAGTAGCTTCCTTATAGCGGTAATCAAGTAGTGCTTTGCCTGCAAGACCGATAGCGGTTGCCAATGCAAGCCAAGGACCTGCAGCTGCTATTGTAGCCAATCTCATGAACTTTAATGCGCTCGTGATAGATTGGATAGCAGTAATAGCTATACTTGCTTCTAGTCCAAATTTGATAAGTCCTGAAATAGCTTCCTTTTGTTCAGTCGCTAGTTCGCTATAAGACTTAGTCAGATTAATAGCACCTTGCGCATATTCCATAACTACAGGTAGTAACTCTTGGCCAATCATAATGGCCAATCTCTTACCTGTCTGTTCCATGTCTTTTAACTGCCGATTAAAGGATGCGGACTTTTGAGCTGCTTCATCATTGATGATAAGCCCCATTGCTCTAGCACGGTCTTCGACTTGTTTCATTGCCTCAGCGGACAGATTCAACATGCCGTGAAGTTGGTAACCTGTTTTACCGAATAACTCCATTTCAACCCGTGTCTTTTCGGCACCGTCCTTCATGTTCCTTAATCGGTCTTGGATAATGCTGAACACTTCAAGAGTATTCTTACCTTGAATCTGATCAATGCTAATACCCAAACGACTAAACATATCAGTCGCTAGCTTGCCTTCAGCTGATGCAACTTGCATCTTGTCCTGAGCGGTAGAGACGGCCTTAGCAAATTTAGCAAACGCCGTAGTACTTACGTCAGTTGCTACGCCCATATAGTTGGCCACGGAGATAAACGTACTAGCCTGTTCCGCGGTGGCACCAGTCAAGGACTGCATTTTCTTAACAGACAAGTTCCAGTCCAGTGCCTCTTTGGCAAGCTTTGAACCTAAACCGGTGATTCCTGCTCCGGCTCCAATGGTCAACATTTCAGTCTTTAATTTTGCTAGCTCTGCAACTGTACCCTTAGAGGCGGCTGCGATTTTCTCTAAACCGGCTTGCGTATTCTTATCGGTCAGTTGCACTACGATATCTACTACGTTATTCGACATCCTTATTCATCGCCTCCATTTCTAAGCCCTCTAATATCCACATGAGATTGAACAACATCGGACCCAGATTGATATTGTTCATTTCCGCTACATTGCGAATAGCCGGATAATCGAATCCAGCTAACCCTCCTGTGTGATATATTCGCTGACTGCGTGATAGGGTATACAGTTTCATAGCCATTTTCGTGCCAAATAATAGGTGTGGAGGATGGTATTCACACTCAGAGCAGTCGAAGGACTGCCGGGTGGCGGATTGTAACTCCTTACACCCTTGGCAATACTTCGGACGGTCAGAGGACATCCACCCCCACACCTCTTTTAGTTTTTTTCCGTTTCGGCTTGTACCTGGAATGTAGCGGTAATAACTTTACCCGCAAAGTCCATAGCTTCCTTATCACTAACTGTGTTAAGGTCCTCATCGCTAAGGCCATATACATCCATCAAGATGAAACGCATAATGTCACGGCTACGAATGATACCGGCTAATTGATCATCGTCTTCGACTGGACAATATACGAAGTCCAATCCTGCTTTAATCAGGGATTCGCGTTCAAACCATGTGAGGGCTCTTGCTTTTAATTCCTTACCTTGAATCTTCATAGTTACCTCCCATTAATACGCTGCTTGCGTATTAGTTAATTCGAATAGAATAGCAGATGCTTCAGCATCGTCACCGTAGTATGCTTTGAACGGCATTTCGATATTAACGCCTTTAGGGCCATCAATACCTGGAGAGTTACGTTCGTAAATCAATTCAGGTAATTTGATTACCAAAGAGTTATCGCCCTTAGTAAGGGTTAATTCAAGACTAGATTCTGTACCATTTACAGCTTTATTCAAAAGGTCCATATTTTGGAAGAACGCTTTTACGGTACCGGATACACCGACAATGCCTGTATCGATATAAGTACGGAAGCCCTTACCGCCAATGGCGTAAGAATCACCATCAAGGCCAAAGTCAATGTTAAGGCTTAAGGACAATATGTTAGCTACTGTCACACCGCCTTCTTTGATTGTGGCTTCAAGGTTTTCAAACGGAGTAAATGCAATTTGAGTAGGTGCGGTATCGAATGGCACTGCCGCCATTGTTTCCTTACAGCCCATTACATCGATAGTGGCTGTTAACTCGGAGTCCCCGCCAAAGTTAAGCGCCATTTTGTTCATGCGCACACCGCTGAATTGTTGATATGTGCTGATGTCCTTATAGCCTTGTTCGAATGTAGCGGACGGCATATCCGGACCAATTTTGAACACGTGCTTATGTGCAGAGCCTGCACCAGCTGTAGAAGTAGGTGTGCCGAAGGCTAATTTCAACCAATAGCCGAAACCGATTACATCGACTGGAGGTGTAATACTACCAGATGCGTCGATGTTACCGCGACTAGGCGCAGCCGGATTACGCGTACCACGAATTACGTTAGAATCATTTAGATTTTGACTTGCTTTTAGAGAGGAACTAATGATTGGCATAACCACGCCACCGGTGGACGGTGTAACACCAAAGTCAGTTTCAAAAGCCATTGTTAATTTGGATTGTGCGCCTTGCGCACGTTTAGCTACTGCCATGTTATCCTCCTATTAATATTCAACTTGACCGCCGATTACGTGCGGTATTTCTATTGTGAATGTGGCTCTACCTGGATACACAGGGCGCCACGATACATTATCTGTTTCATAGTCAATGTGAATGACTGGATAATTTGGGTTGATATCCATAATACATTCAATGAGTAACTGGCCTAGTTCATCGGTTTCAAAAGCTCCGGTATAGGTAATGACTCGCCCGTTACGCTCCGCTTCCTTCCGATGTACGCCCCATACGAGTTGGAGAGTATACGAATACGAATCTGCGAGCCCTTCGGACTTTGAGTCCATAAGGACGATAACGCATGGACAATCTTCCTCTTGAGGCGCGCCTGCGTCATCATACCCTACGAATATGGACAGGTCCTTACCATACTTCGCCTTACAGAACTCATTGATATGATCATTGTCCTTGATTGCCTCAACCCATCGATTCGCAATCACTGCGAGTGGAATTGTTTGCATAGCTACCTCACTTTGTATACTCGATTACTTGTACCCCATGAGGTATTACCGAGTGCGTACTCACCGATTTTCTTTTCAAGGAATGGTACGAGTTTCGGTTGAAGTGCATTACGCATCGGCCCGAAGGTTTCACGAGGTTTAATGGTGAAGGTCGTTTTCCCCTTGGCCAACTGGAACCCATGCGCGAATAATTTCTTACGCATGTTCTCTGTTATTTCCTTGGTGTAGCCTTTCTCTATCTGTTCCCCTAGTTTCTTAGCAGAATTAGATAACCAGCCAACTTTGACCGATTCAGACTTAGCGTCGTACTGATACCCTACGGCGCGGTACATCTTACCAAGTGGAGTATACCCAACTGTACCGGCTTTTACACCGCTAGCGATGAGTTCATCACGAGACTTATGGGTCCACCCTTCTCGGTCAGCCTTACCGCCTTTTCGGTAAGCTCTCCGGACTTTAGCACCGAATGCTGCTTCGAGTTGTGCCCTCATAGCTGGTGGCATGAAGCTAGCATATTTCTTACCGCCTGGCGCTCCGGACTTGATGCCTTCCTTGATGGCCTTGGACATCATGAAGCCCATCGACTTCATCGCCTTACGCATCCAATCAGGTTTCGTTTTAGCGATAAATTCAAGGTACGGCGTAGCGCCATCATTAATGGTGATAGGCTCATTACTCATGGTCTCACCGTCCTTACGTTGGCCACAATTTCTAGGCAATGCATCTTATCGTCACTATCAGAGATATGATCCACATACCATTTTTTGCCATGGATGTAGATTTCATCCTTGGTCTTTGGTAATGGTATGTCCTTGGTTCGTATCCAAATCTTAGCCTTATCAGCTAATCCGGTTACGAATCCTGAACCCTTGCCATCGTACTCACCGATTTCCACGCTCGCCTTGATGGTCTTACCTTCATATGTGATTTTCTCACCAAATGCCCCCAGGAGGACGTTTTCATCGTATGTATACATATTTGTACCTCATAGGTTTAACGGGGGCGTGTGGCCCCCGTTATCCTCATAATATAGCTATTGCCTACGCGCCAACTTTAACAGATTGCACTAGCAGAACTGTAACAGTATCTTGCGCAGCAGTTTTAGGCGCTACTGCGATGCCTAATGGTTTACCACCAGTTTTAACAGCTTTGTCTGTATCAAAGTTAACTACGTCGCCGACTGCAAAAGTATCAGTTTTATTGGCTGTTACTTTGAATACGCCGGTTACTTTAATGGCACCGACTTCACCGACTTTTAAATCTGTGATAGCCACACCGTGAAGTGCGCCTGCTTCTACGATATTACCGGCTTTGACCTCTGCTGTTGCAGTAATGTCAATGCGGTCAGTTTCTTGTACGAATTGTGTCATCATATATTGTTACCCCCTAATTATTTACCAGCATTTTTGTAAAGGCCACGGAAATCAAGTGCACGTACACCTACGTCCAATGCAACCTTATATTCGATACCGTCTACATCGAAGCCTTGACGAGTTTCTAAGCGTGGAGCTTCTACGCCGTTCAAGAATGTAGTTTCAATAGTATCGTGTTGAGTTGCATCCGCTACTAAGTACCATGCATCTGGGTCAGTGATTTCTGCATCAGCGATAACAGTGAATCGACCTTTGTATGGGTTAAACACACCGGAGTTAATTCCTGCCACATCTGCGGTGGAGTTCATGAGTTGATATGCTACCATTTCAAGTTCAGGTGGAACAATTAAATATTTAGGTGTGATGTTAAGTGTCGCAGTGCCTTGGATGCCTTTTTGACGACGCATAGCAGTTACCGCTTTAGCAATAGCTTTAACGGATAATGCTTCGCCTGTGGATGCAACGTTACCGTGTTTGCTATTGAACAATGCAACGCCATCGTCCATCACTACGTCACCTGTCAATTGTGCGTATACCATTTTGTTAACTAAGCGTTTAGCTGCGGAACCAAAACGAGTTGCGATAGCGGAGAACATACCAAGGTCATCGTTGATGATTGCTTGACGTGTTAAGCTGAATAATTTGCCGTAAGTAGCGACTTTAGTACGCGCGGAAGCTTCCTTGAATGTCATAGCTTTGAATTGGCTACCTTCTGGAACTAATTCCAAGTCGCCTGCTTCAGATAATGCTACGCGTGTAGCTTCCTTGAAGTCACGATTAGAGCCTTTACCTGCCCATAATTGGTAAGTAGTTTCTGCTTCGTTAAAACCGTTCATTACGGATTTATTCGCTAAGTTGGACATGATAGCAGGGAATGTGGATGTGGAGTTAATAGCTTCACGAGCCAATTCCAAATTATCGCCAAAGTTAGCACGAAGGCCTTCACGTTGTAATGCTTCACGTGCTAATTCAACTAAGGAATGTGCGCGTAATTCGTTAGCACCTGGTGCCGGTTCAGCTACTTGAATACCTGCCGCCATTAATACTGCATCTTGTGCAGCTGCGCGGAATTTATCGGATTCAGATTCGCCCATTTTAACGGACACGCCTGCGTTACGTGCACGCAATTGGTCCATAACCATTGCACGTGCTTCGTCAACGGATTTGCCCAATACGATTGCTTCATCCGCGCCTTCTACATCGAAGTCGCGGAACATAGCAGTAATTTCGGAAGTACGTTTACGTTCTTCTTCCATTGCTTTTGCCAATTGTTCTTTTGTGATACCGCCTTCAACTGGAGCGGATTTCACTTCTGGAGTTTCAGTCAATTTTTCTTTTTCATCCATACCTTTTTGTTCCTCCTGTGTGTCAATACCTGTATGAATTTGAATATCATCTGCACTGCGCCCTACGCCGACCGTAGGGTCTGCAGGTACGGATACAATGCTGATTTCTAAAGGTTCCCAATCGGTGATGACGTATGCTGGACCGATGAAACGGCCATTCGTGGATGTAGTACTATCATCTTCAAGCACTTCGTATCGGTTAATAGAGTATCCTACGCTAACACCTTGAAGTGTTCCGGATTGGACTTTTTTAAATATGGCGTCGGATTGTTCATCTTCGTCAAAGCGTACTAACGCTTTACCGCGATTATCTTCAACCCACACCTTTTCGATGTGCCCCACGACCGCATCACGATCATGGTTAAATAACACGGTGCCTAAGCCATCGTTAAATCTATCGAGATTGATACATTCTTCATCATGGCAAAGGATTTCATCGCCGAACCAACGGCCATATGGCGTTTCGGAAGAGAAGGAAAGTTCTACCGTCCGATTGTCGGAGTCGACTTGGTCAATCGTAGATTCACGGCAATAGTTACCTTGAACGCTACGTTTTTCATTTTCGTCCATTGCTAGCCATCAGCTCCTTCCTGTGATTGTTGGACGCTAGCGTCACTATCTGGGTCCATCAATGGTTGCAACTCACTGGAATAATCTAGTAACACCCCGAGCTCCTTGGCTCTATCCTGTTCGAGTTTCCGTTGTTCAAGAACTTCTTCCCAATCACGCCCAGATGCTGCGCACACATCTTCTAAGGTTGTAAGGCCGGATTTGATAGCTTCCTTATTGGCGGACACTTCCTTAACTGGGTCTATCCACGACCAACCTGGGGCGAGCCAAGATACTTCTTGGTACTTGTCCTTATTCGCCAAGTAGTCAGATGGTAGTTCACCAGCTAGGTACAATGCGTCAATAAAGGCTTTCCAAATCGGCATGCAAAAGTGTGCGATAACAAATGTTTGCCATTGTCGGAAGGTCTTTTGGTCCTCTAACAGATTTTGCCTTGCTGCTGAGAAGTTACCTGATATATTACGAGCCACGATATCCGCGCTCATTCCTAGACCGGAGGAAATTCTCCGTGTCTGAGTTGCCGAGTATTCACTCGCAGTCCCTGCATTACGCTTAGGGTCTGCGAACTCAATGGATTCACCAGGGCTAAGGTGTCTAACCATACCTGGTGCTAATGTCATGTTAGGACGCCCCTTACTATCCCGTGGTAGCATCGCCGTTTGACGTGCTGAATTTTGAGACGTGATGAACGCGCTATAACACGCTGATACACGGGCGGCGATTAAGTCCGCATCCATGTATTCGTCAATATCGTGGATGCGACGAAGGACTAATGCCAGGTGGCTCATCCCTCGAAGTTGCGAGGTACGAGTTGGCTTGAATAATAAGAACGCCTGGTTAGTAGTTAGCCGTAATGCGTCGAAACTGCGTAACCCCATTGGATCGCTTTGGTATACGTGATACGCAACTGGTCTCCCATATTCGTTAACCTCCACGCCGTTGATGATGTTATTCTTGCCATTTTGTAGGCTAACCGCGCCTATGTTCTCTGCCTCAATCAATTGAATTGATAACGGAAGGTACTCACCTTGCGCGGTTTTATTAACTAGAATTTCGCCATCGTAGAGCATCCGTCGTAGTGCGATAGCTTGCAATTCGTAAAAGTTAGTCATCCCTCGGACGTCCGCATTTTCTGCCTCAGTCCATTTTGCCCATGCTTTTTCGATTTTGTTGTTAAGGCTTGTATTTAACTTACCTTTACCACTTCTTACCTTTGCCTGTGGCTTAATCCCAACGCCAATAACGTTACGGATTAAGGCTGTTACTACAGACTCGGCTAAGTCGCTGTTCATTTCAGCTGCACGAGCTCGACCTCGAATAAGGTCACGCGCTCCAGTGGCCAACTGTTCGGCTGTACCATAAGCAGGTTGCCAGTCGCTACTCAATCGGTCCATTGACGCCGCATCAAATTGGCGAATTGCCTCTCGTGCTGCGATACGATTAAGCGCCCTCTCAGGGCTAACCCAACCGATTACCTTATCTAAGATATTCATCGTCCACCCCATGTCACGTATGCATCACTCTGGAAGCCGTTTGCTTCCTCATGAACACGTTGCATTAACGTTTGTTCTCGTGCGTATAACACAGGAAGGTCAATCGATTTGAACCGCTTACCGCCAATTTGTAACTCAGAATATCCTTTTGTTTCGATATCCTCGATGACTTCACGGATACGGTCCAATTGTTCGTTTACATCGCTCATGGTTCACCTCCTTATCTAAACCAATGGTTCGTATTACCCATTCCTACACCGTAGTCGATAACCTCGGTTACGGAATTAGATTCTTCATATTCTTCGGGTTCCGTTAAGTACTTCACCCCTGCAATGTCTGCGACTGCAGCATTGTATGTACATGTATCTAGCAAATGATTCGTAGGGTGCCCGGTAAGTGGTTTCCACTGTATCGTAACCTCACCCGTTTTCACGTTGCGGATTTCTTGTTTTTCTTCCGACCGAAGATGGTCAGTATATTCTTGAGGACAATCCTTGAATAGATGGATTGTACCGACCTCATCAGTTGGCCGTACCATCCGTGCAAATATGAAGTCCTTCCAGTAGTCCGTATTAAGGACGTACAATTTAAGGCCTCCGATAACACCCTTTTCAACGCTTGACATTGAATAAGGCGCCGTTAAGGTCTTATGATTGGATGAACCTTTTAACGGAATACATATTTCCGGGAACCTTGCACAGAATTGGTACACCTCGTCCGTTCTGAAGCCTGAGTCAATGCCCGCCTTCATCACTTGTCTAGGTTCGCCGTATTCTGTCGGATATTCCCTGTTGACTATGATCTCCTCTAGGTCGTCCCATGTACTGGCTTGGCCATAGTCGATGAGATAGGACTTCACGCCTGGCGCATAGGCCCTAACCTCCCACCAGAAGTGGTCAAGCTGTACGTCAACACTAGCGATAAGTAGCGTTGCCTTATCCGGTACTACGCCACGCTCATAGGTTGATTCCGTGAAATGTAGCGTTTGTGTGCTTTTCGTCTTAGCACTTCGCCAAGGTTCTGCTAGCCATGAATTGATAAAGTTCATAAGCTGGTCCGGGAAGTCTTTTGAAGTAAAGAACTCATACGCAACTTTCCCAAAGGCTATCCATGGAGAGTATAAGGACGATAAGTGGTAGCCAACCGAACGCACTCGACAATCAGGTTCATTTTCGGTTCGCCATTCTCCGTTACGAAGCATATCCATTTTGTGCTTATCGTGTATCGCTTTCTTACAATGCGCGCATTCATAATAGGCGGTGTCCCTGATGCGGTCCTTATTGCCTTTAGCCTCATCGGGCCATTTAATTTGCTTGAACACGAGCTTTTGATACTCACCACAGTGTGGGCACGGTACGTAGTACTCTTTCTGCGCATGAGCTTGCTTGAAAGCGGTCCAGATATTGCCATTCTCGACTGTTGGAGTTGATACCATCACGTGTTTGGCATCAACGAACGTTTTAGTACGTTCCGTTGCCAGCTTAATTGGATTGGCTTCCTTGCCGGAGAATACCGGGTACTTATCGACTTCATCGAAGAACACATATTTGATAGCCCTTGATGCAAGGCTCGATGGAGAGTTAGCGCCGGACAATACCATGTAGTTCCCTGTGTTGAAGTTGAGTTCTAGCTTTGAACTTGCGTTTTCGTTGTACATGTTGGCCAGAGGTTCTGTGTTCGTGATCATTGGCTGAACACGTTTTTCACTGTTGAACTTTGCCAGCCTATCTGTTGGATATACCATCATGACAGGCGCCTTAGATTGATGCAGTGCGAACCCTATCATGTTGAGTTCAGCTTCTGTCTTACCTATCTGTGCACCAAAGCACAGTACAATCGATTCGATTAAATCGTTGTTGAGCATATCCATAGGCTCTCTTAGGTATGGAGTGCGGTGCGTGTGCCAGGGTCCGGGTTCTGCACTAGTGCTTGGGAGTACTCTGAACTTATCGGCCCATGTGGAAACGGTGTACCGCTCCGGAGGCTTGAATGCTTCGAGTTCTTGCGCCGTCCACGTAAACGATGTACTAGAATTGTGCGATGAATTGTAATGACATTGTTTTTTCGGATTCCTGGAATTTTTGGAACTAACTTTTCTTCGTTTTCGTGTAGGCGCCGTCGCGCGCGTAGCTTTCGAGGTACTCGTTGACACACTCATTCACCGTCCTCTCTACAATCACCCTTGTTTCTGCATCCGGAAATTCTTTGCTAACCGCTTTAGGTAACAGCCCAAGGGATGATTTCAATTCGTTAACGCGTCCAGTCCATTCACGAGTTACATCCTCGACTGCAATATACTGGCCTTCGAGAACTTCGTTCATTCGCTTTTCGCGTTTCGCTTTGGCTTCTTTGTAGTCCGCCTCAGCTTCAATTTTTCTTTGAGCTGCGGATTTCGTTCCGTCCTTATCCTTGGACATGCCAAGCCATACAAGAACTTCGCGAACATTCCACCACCCCGTTGCCACCTTCGGCATCCCTGCACGATTGTGGCGTGATATCATTTCCGGACCGAGGTCCAAGATTTGGCATAGCACTTTTGTGGTGACAATGATCTCGCCATTGTCATCGAACTTGACTTTGGGTCTTTCCGTGGCCATTTTGGACCTCCTTCCGTAAGTGTCTATTGGTAGGGTACTTTCTACTTGAAAAAATTTTTCACATGTGGACAAACATCGCGCGGAGGCGACCACCGACGATTTTCTGTCGAGGAAGTACCTTTTTGTTTTAAAAATAATTTTAAATTAATTTAGGGTATTTCTTTTCTAATTAAAGCTAACAAAAAGGACTACGCGGTTGTTCGTAGTCCTCAATGCTTCGCTTCAGGTTTGGGCAACTGCCCAGGAGAGAAGTGTAAGTACATGAAAGGTATCACTATGAACTACCCTACAGTGCGTGGACACGGCGCTCGTTTCCGTATCCACACCCATAAGGTAACACAAAGTGCAACTATCATTTCATATCATGTTTTAGAAATTTTCAAAAAGTTTGCAAAAAGACTTGACAGCCATCTTCCTGATGCGGTAGACCTGTGGCTCGCTGTAATGCATCGCCTCAATGACGTCCTTCATGCCAAGGCCAAAGTAGTAGCGATATTCAAGGAATGTGCGCTCACAATCGCTCGGCACTTGATGGATGATAGCCCATAGCTCATATCGTTCCCTTGATAGTCGCCTTGACTCTTCAAGCAAATCACGATACGTCGTCTTGAGATTTAGCTGTTGTTCTTCGGTGATAGGGTACTCACTTCGTGCTTCTTGCTCCAGGCGTTGCAAGTGCGCCTCAACGTCAGTTAATCGCCTATGACTATCCATCAGCCTTTGCAGTTTCCATATTCCAGGATGTGTCCCCTTACTCGTACGCTTACCCATACATTCACCTCCTATCAATACTATCCTGTGTCATATGTAATCCATCCCTTCTACAATCTTGTACAGCTCATCGACCTCATCCTCTATTGCTTCCAAGGTATCAGTAGCTTCGTCCCATCGCTCATCGTGATACCACGGATACGAATATGTCTTATCGTCGAACTGGTCATTACCTGCTTCCTTGTATTCACGGATAACCTCTTCACTTCGTACGTATGCCATCTCGTATTGTTCTTCCAAGTAGTTGACATATCGGACAGTGATTATGTATAAGTCATCCAGGTAATGCCCATGGTCGTGTAGCAGTTTCTCGAAACTCGCACTGGTATGCATGGGCTACTCCCCGGTAATCCAACTTAAAAACACACCTGCCTTCGCTAGGTCCTGAACTTCTTTCGCCGGATCCTTACGGCCTGCTCGAAGGGAATACTTTAATGCGTTACCCTTGCACCATCCTTTGAACTCTTCTGGCGTCAATACAGCACGAATGACATCAACACTTTCAATGGTTAGCCCTGGCAAGGTGTAATGCTGTGGATGATGCACCGCATCGTTCATCGTCTCATTATGCGTACCATCAACAATAGGTACATCTATTGTAGGTGTTTCTGTTACTTCCGGCTCAGTCTCAATCTTACCGTACTGCTTAGCCTTCTCTTCTTCCGTCGCTACGGATACTGTTGGCTTAGCTTTAGGTTTCGCCTTGTATTCATGTTTCAAAGCCTCTCGACATTCCGGGCAATTGACAGCAGGTCCATATATTCCGACAGGGTTCGTGTTTCCCTGCACATACGCTAATAGTTTCTTCATAGTGTTATCCTTTCACATATTTATCAATCCTAGCCTTCAATGATTGAAGGACATATTCTTGTGCTTCGTCTTTCTTCTCAAGGGCTTCCATCATATCCTCGTCCCGTGTGCCTACGGATATAAGGTGATGGATGATTACCTTTTCATTTTGCCCTTGACGGTGCAAACGCTTATTCGCTTGTTGATAAAGTTCTAGGCTCCAGTTAAGCCCGAACCATATCACATGATTACCGCCATCTTGTAGGTTCAGCCCATACGCCGTTGATGCGGGATGCGCTAGTAGTACGTCAATCTTGCCGGCGTTCCAATCGAACTCTTCATCGGCGCCTTTTAACTCACGTACACGCAGATCCGTTTTTGCTAGGGCCTCCTTTAACCTGGCACAGTCATGTTTGAAGTTGTAGAACACTAGCACAGGCTTTCCGTGTAACTGTTCAATCAGTTCCATGAAGGCTTCTATCTTACAGTCATGGATTTCATGGACGTTACGCTCATCATCATATACGGCACCGTTGGCCAACTGTTGGAGTTTGTTGGATAGCGCGGCCGCACTCATGGCGGTGATTTCTTCATCCGCTCCAAACACTTCAAGGACAGCATCACGTTCCATGCTTTCGTAGGCCTTCTTCGCCTTAGCATCTAAGACTACCGGCACCGTATCGTACACAATCGGTGGTAGGTCTAAGTAATCGCTAGCCTTCATTGAGATACATAATGGCGCTATGGCTGACATAATCGCATCATCTGTATTCGCCTTTGGCTTGTAGCTATAGATCACATCACGACCTCGTTGGTCCGGGTCAAAGTAATGTTCCCTAAACGCGGTGTATGTCTTACCTAATGTTTGGCCACGGTCTAATAAGTAGACCTGGGCCCATAGGTCAATCAACCCATTCGGTGATGGTGTGCCGGTTAACAGCACCATGCGGTTGATATGGTTGTACATGTTCGATAAGTCCTTGAATCGTTTGGCACGATGAGATTTAAAGGAACTCGATTCATCGACTACCACCATATCGAAGGGCCATGCGTTCTTGTAGTAGCTAACCAGCCAAGATACATTCTCACGATTAATGATGTAGATATCCGCCGGTGTATTTAGCGCCTGTATGCGTTTCTTTAATGGGCCTAATACAGTGGATATTCTTAGAATACCAACACCGTCCCATTTGGCCGCTTCGCGTTGCCAGGTTGCTTCCGCTACTTTCTTAGGCGCTATGATAAGCACTTTCTTAACCTGGAAGTAGTTGTACTTCAACTGGTAAATAGCGGATAACGTAATAATCGTCTTACCAAGGCCCATATCAAGGAAGAGGCCTAGCTTATTTTGTTTTACTACCCTATCGATACAATACTTTTGATAGGGATGTGGATTAAATTTCACTATAGCTCCTCCTAATCCTTAACTGTACATCCGTATTTTGCCTTTTGCATTTTGTGACGGATTTTACGCACGTTTGTCATAATATATGACTGCACATCGATATCATCATGGTCCTTCGCCTTTTCGTATTTGCTCAATACTTTGTACAAGCTATACGATGGACACCGTCCATGACACCCAGGTGTACGCCGGGTACAGTTCTTACACGGAACTCTCGCCGTGGATTCCACCTTCATTCGTCAAGTAATCCTTTACGGCTTCAGGGCCGTAGAGGATATAAACGGTCTGCAGTAGGCTCAATAGTTTCTTACACTGCACATCCTGTAGTTGGCTTAATCGACCTCGGGTCGTTTTAAGTTCCACGAATTGAACGGTACCGTCTGGCCATATCACAATCCGATCAGGCACACCGACGTTACCGGGCGATACAAACTTATATGCCTTACCGCCCAACTCTCTAACACCCCGAACGAGTTTCTGTTCGACTAGTTTTTCAAGCATATTCACACCTCCGATTTTTCCATTCTCATTTAGAGGGGCAACAAAAACGACATGGATTTACACACATATGTGTATATACCCCATTTAACCCCTATTAACCCCTTAAACGTACTTAAATTTATAT